CGTCACGGGCTTGCAGAGCTGCGATCTGTAAGTATTGTCCAGCGAAGCGTCATTATTTCCTCCACGATATTGTGCAGTACTGTTGACGGAGTTCTTCAGTACACTATTCGTACGGTCCATCTGTGCATATCCCGCACAAGATCGTGAGCCGATGGGGATATAATTATTCCAGAATCCCGGACGCGGGCCTCCCAACGAGAATGTCTCGCAGAAGTCTGTTGCAGTCTCGTACTTCTGATAGTACATCGGTACGTTCCAGCCCCAGTTATAATGCCCTGCAGCACCTGTCAGGTCAGCAGCTGCACCGTTGGCCTTCTCGCGGTGTGTGGTAGCGCTTAGCTTCTCACGAGAGTGGTTGTTCTGCACGAGATATCCGCCCAACCCTATCGTCTTGGCGAAGACCTGACCGAGGTCTATGTCACCGATGGCTATGCCGACGGTCGATGAGTTTCCTTTCGGCCATCGTCTGCCGAACCAGGGAATCCTGTCCTTCAAGGACGATACGGCTATACGGCCAAACTTGTTCCCCACCGTATCATAGCCGATCACTACGGTGTGCGGTCCCACGTTCAAAGTGTCCAGATTCGGGACCTTTGCATAATTGCGTTGTTGTACGTTTTCACTCATAATAATAAATATTTGATGGTTATGTTTTTATTCTCAAGTATCCATTTGCATCCCTATAGATGTCACCTCTGTTAAGCGTGTCTGAAGATGTCTTCAGGTATCCCGTGTCTGCTTTCAGCCTGCCCACGAGCTGTATCGTGCCGTTGTTCGAGGCGTTGTTCAGCATCATCGTACCCCCGTTTCCGTTCAGGACTATGTTCCCAAGTACGTCCATCGCGTTTCCGGTACCTTCGCGTACTATCTTTATCTTCCCTCCTGATTCAATATACAGGAAGTTGTTCGGATCTATATCATCTGCTCCTATCCTTGTCGTTGTTATCTTGAACCCGCCGATGGTTCCGCCGTTGCATGTCAGGATGCCGTCCTTTACACTGAAGATGACATTGTTGTTGGCATCCTTCGCCTCGACGTTCTCAACGCCCAGATTCTTCACCACGGCATAGGCGGCCAGCAGTATCTTTGTAGCTACAATGTCAAACTTAGTTCCCAGACTCCAGTAGGTTTCCCACCCTGTGGCTCCTGGAGCGACACCAGAGCTTTTCACATGGCTCTTCTTGCATTTATAGTAGTTGCCATTGTCGTCGATGACGACGTCCAGGAACTCTTCATTGGCAGCTCCCTCACAGAACTGGAAGCCGCTGGGGATGAGAGAGTAGAGCTGGGGACCACGCAGGGCGGGACCACGGTCTCCTCTCGTTCCACGCTCAACGCGGGTAATGTTGCAAACCAGGGTACGGCTGCCATATGTAGGGTGCGTTACCGTTATGTTAACGGCGGTGACAGGTGCAAGGCTATTGCCAGCATTTGCCTGGACACGTACCCTTTTATCATCCATCACATTAACACCTATATTGCCATCAGAGCATGAGGCAGTAACAGTGCATGCACTCAGTACGTTGGCAGTTCCGTAATAGGCGTATATTGTGGTATAGAAATCGTAGCTCTGTGTCAAGGAGCCATTGGAAGTCTCACAAGAGTAAGTTGTCTTGTCCATCGAAACAGAGAACACATCGTCACCTTTCTGTCCTTTCTTGTTAGGTCCGACATGGATGTATCCTGTAGCCGTGTAGTACTTTTGCCCTATCTGTCCCTGGCACTCCACCTTCACATCACCTTCAGCTACAGTTCCCTGTGTTACAGTCAGTTTGCCAGCCTGCCTAGGTCTCGACGTCGGGTCCGTAAAGGTAACATTTGTTATCGTGGTGACAGTATAGGTCAAATTCGGCCAATAGATTGTCACACCGTTGACGGTCATCGAGGGAGCTATGGGAAACACCAGATTCTGACCGACGGCCTTACCGTCACTGTCAGCATCATACAGGATGACGGATGGTTCGATAGTCAGTACAGGAGCATCCTTTCCGTCGTTAGGTGCAGGAATCAGGTCTTTTACTTTGTGCAGGTGCTGCGTCATGATCTCGATGCTGTTATTCTTACTGAGATGCCTCCCTTGGCCACGATGTTGTCATAGGTCAGCTGGTTGACGGTGATGTCCGTAATTACGGAGCCGTCGCTTCTCTTTATGAGGGTATAGGAGAATGTGAAGCCAGTCTCCTCCTCTCCGTTGTCGCGGCGATAAACCTTCGGGTTGAAGGTAGCAGTCTGTCCCGGCTTAACGGCATCACCCATGATGTTACATCCATCGTCGATGTACAGCGGGTCATGGATGTCCGACACGTCAAAGGTCTTATAGTAAGTCTTACCACCATTGGTGACCACCACGCGGAGCTCTTCCACACCATCTACGAATGCCTGGTACATCTTGATGACGTTAGAGTTGATTTCCACGACACCCTGACTGTTGGTGATGTCCACCCAGCTGCCGTTAACCAGCCGCTGGAAGGTATAGGAAGCACCCGATACTGGGGTACCGGCCAACTGCAGGTATGCCGTATATTGTACCCAGTCGTTATCCGATGACAGCACGTTATCGCCTGTTCCGTCCTCACCGATGACGGACAGCAGGATGTTATATGCCTCTCCCGTCGAAGAAACGACAGGGATGTGCTGCTGGCATGTGAACTGCTTACCCTGCCAGGTACCCACGAAGTAGATGTACTTGTCGGTATAGTCGTTCAGGACCGAGCTTACGAGGTTCCCCTTGATGCGCAATGCCGGGAATGTCTTTCCGTTCATGGTGACCGTAGTCTTCTCGAACAGTGCACTAAAGGCACTCTTCACGTCCCCATTGCTATCGAGTATTCCGGCATTGTCGCTGATATTGTTATAATACCACTGGAAGCCAGTCATCGAGGGAGCGACGATTGTTGCCGTCTTCGACGAGTAAGCCTGCGGGAAAAGCACAGCGGGGTGCTGTGTGAAATCCGTCTCTATCACATTTCCCGTCGTGGTGTTATAATACTGGTGCAGGCCGTATCCTGCAGCTATCTGGACGCCCATCCCCGGAGTGATGCAGTCGCCGTCCTCAAAACCGTACAGGTTTTTAATTGCTGAAAGTTCCATATATATACTTTATAATTGTTCAACAAACTCAAAGGCCTCTTTCTCTGTGACTCTTGTGGCACTACTCCAGATGTCATCTGCAGCTGTCACCAAATCGCCGGAGGTTACGAGGTAGCCTTTTTCCTCGTTGCCTCTCCTGAAGGCGGTAACTCCCAGTTTTCGTGCGGATTCCGCGCTGATGATGTAATAATACTGTTTCATTCCTCTATTATTGGTGTGGTTGGTATCTGTGCGAAAAGGATGGTAGTATCATCCGACAGTATCTTTCCTGATGCATCTGCAATAGGCAGGAAGCAGGTACGTTCCCTGACGAGTATTCCCGCCTTAGGCTCTCCTTTCTGCAGGTCATCGCGACTTATTGTCGCCTCTTCACCGTAAGCCACCGGTGCCAGCTCCTCATTGCCTACGGCAAAAAACAGTATCATGTCGAAATATTGCGCAGGATCCTTGATGTCTCCTCCTGCAGCTTTCGTTACCTTTCCCTGCAACTTGACCAGCGTGGAGTCCGAAAAGACGTATTTTCCCGTCAGGAAATCAACGTCCTCCTGGTACTGGCCGTACCATCGTAGCAGGCGTGTGGCGAAATACAGGGGGTGTGTTGTGTCGCCGTAGGCCACAGCCTTGACGCGCAGCGTAATATCTTGGATGTAGTCCGCGTCCACCATGACCTGTTTCGACGTTGCCCCGCTGACATACCAGAATCGCTCTGAGAAGTCCTCAGACCATGCCGTTCCCGTCCACCACTGCCACTGATAGGTGCATCGTGCGTCCGCTATAGGTTCGTCACCGTCCTTCAGCTGTACGGGAATGGCAAAGCGCCCCCAGTTCTTGAAGGGCGACATCTGGATCTTCGAGTTCCACATGCCTGAGTCCAGCGTCACCTTGTAGTCCGCCTCTGCCACTGTGGTTACCTTCTTGCTCCATTCGAACGTCAGCGCATTTGTGTCTGCACGTCGCGGATCTACATAGTGTGATTTGTAGGTGATGGTCACTATCTCGTCCACCGCCACGTTGTACGTGAGCATAAGCGCCTTGGTTTCATTGTCGATGGTGTAGTCCGTACCCAGTACCAGGTTCGTTTCCACGTTGTTCACTAAAGATTTCACCGTCCACACGGTTTCCACCATGTCGTTGCTATAGTCTCCCGTCGGCAGGATATCCTCAGGGTCCTGTATCAGCAGCTTCGGTCTTAGCAGGAAGGGTGTCAGGAGGCGGTTGGGCTTCCATGTTCCCGTCGTTGCGTCGAACTTCTGCTGATTGGAGCCTCCGAGCTCCTGCATCTGAAATGTTGGCGATAGCGGTTGATATATGACATGACCGCCTTTCTTCTTTATCTTTATCATAACTCAATAGGATATTCGTTAACGTATGTTCCCAGTTCCTCGATGGTTATTTTACAGCGGAACGCCAGATCAGCGCCAGGCCCCCATCCGCCAGGAATGTCTGTGTCGCTGGAGATATCCACGCTCAGGCCAGCATTGGCATGCTGCAGCTTCCATATGGCATCGCCTGCCGTGTCTGTGCTGATGCGCTCCCATGTGATATTTGCCTGTCCGATATCCTCCAGTGTGAGGAGCATCTCGGCATTCCACAGCCTGGCAATCAGTGTTGTTGTCCAGCTGCTGCCGTAACGGAAGAAATCACCGTTCGTTGATATAATCTCAAAAGTGACATTAGCACCTCCCAGCAGGCAGGTCCACTGTGGGTTGTTGAAACGGGGTGCGAGGCCTGCCGTTGTATGGGCAACAGAGCACTGCCACAGGCAGCCTCCATACCAGACTCTATCCGTAAAATACCCCTGTTCCGTACTGTCGTAACCGTGTATATACACCCTCTGAGAGTCCCATGCTCCGCAGTCGCGTGGCGTATAGACAGGATTTCCCTGGTAGTCAATCTTGATGATGTCCTGAACGATAAGTCCCCGGGCGTAGAGGTATGGGTGCCGTTTGTTGATGGGCAGGTCCCTAAGGCAATCCAGATCAGGCGGGACGCCTATGAATGCCGAGTAGTTCGTGTCGTCGATGATGGGTTTTGTGACTCCCTGCAGGAAGAGGAAGCGCCCGTCGTTCGACGATACAAAGAACACGTTCTGGCGATCCGGATCCAGCGAGTTACCCCATCGTACCACGCGTGCGGTCTCTGAAGGCGAATAGTTGGTACCGCCCGGCACGTCGGTACCCGCATACATCACGACAGTCATGCTGTTGCTTGCCGTGTCCACGCTGTTCACCCTCATCCATGAGGTACGGTATGTACGTGCGATATCGAGGTTGTTGACGGCACTTCTCAGCACATCATTTACATGGAATGTTATCCTGTCGTTATCGTGCATCTTGCGCATGTACAGGCGATATTCTGCCTCGCCCAGATACTCCATGCGCTCTATGATGCCCCTGTCCGTGAAATAGGTGTCTCCCTCCAGCACGTTCTGGTGGTTGATCACCAGCTCGGTGAACACGGCAGAACCTTCCACGAAGATACTCCCGCAGGTGATGGATCCGTCCGGATTCAGCCGTATATTTTTTGACTCTCCGATTACGGCACCCCCCAGCAGGCTCAGCAGGTAGTCGGTACCGTCAGCCTGGTCTTTGCGAAGGAAGGGTGCATCGGTACTGAGGAAGTATTCCAGCAGCATGATAAGTGCATTGCCGATACGGGTTGCCGTATTGGCGTGTGTCATCCGTTCGTCACGGATAACCTCCAGGAATGCCTTTATGCGTCGCTGCTGCTCTGTCATGATCTTTTTTATTGCAAATATACTTTTATTCCGCTTTATACGAAAATACCTACATCCTCGATAGTGCCGGTGTCAGTACGGTTCCCTTGCTTCCCTGTACGCTGACGTTGCCGAACATGGCTCCTACGACATTGGAGAGGGTTCCCATGTAGGCGCTGCCGTACAGTTCTGTCTCCACTCGTGTCAATACTTCGATGCTGCTCAGGTAGCGGGGAGTGAACCAGTCCCTGCGCTGCCGGGCCTTTCCCAATTTGTGTTCCTTGCGGTATGCCTTGCCCAGGAACTGCAGTCCGTTCTCATCGTCCTTTCCGCTGTTGCCGTGCCGGTATCCCCTACCGACGCCACGCGCCACGAAGATGCCGTACATCATGAACTCATGGGCTATCTGAATCTGTCCAGCTGTGTCAGTGACTCGCTCCGAGAAGCTGTTGTACAGTCTGCCCGTATCGACGATGCCCATACGCTCGATGTTCTCTTTCCAGATGGTGACCATCATCTCCGACCATCCCCTCTCCCATGCGCGGATATCCTCCTCGCTGACAGGGCGCTTAATCTGCCGTCCACTGCTCATCGTCGTATATCAGGTCAACGGGTTCCGATACATAGAGGGTGAAGAACAGCCCCGTCATGCCGCTGAGGTAATAACGTCCCAGCTCCTGGTTGGGGATGGCCTGCGTGTCGAAGCTCATCATTTTCTCCTCATATTTGTACTTATCAGCCACGATCTTCGATACGAACTGCAGGAAGATGGTACGACATAAGTCCAGCTGCTCTTGCCTGTCATCCATGTCCTGGTAGCCGTATGCCGACAGGATGAACACGGTGAAGGCCCTGCGCTTGGTAAAGCCGTAGGCACCGTCCGGAGATGTCAGGTTTCCCGTGTTGGTGTCGCTGATCGCAATGAAGCGGTCGTCGTCGCGGTAATCCTCCAACAGCCCCTCGAGGTTGTCGGAATTGCTGATAACCACCGGCTTGAAGCCCTGCTCCTTTGCCAGTTTGTTGTGCTCTGCCATGTCCGTGAAATAGTTGATGGCGTCAAACATTCTGTTTTCCATATTTTCTCTTGAATTCTTCAGACTCATGGGCCAGCGCATCCAGTTCCGTCATGGCTGACCATGTATCCACGTTCAATATTGCCTCGTTTTTGGTAACGTCCCCCTTGGTAAGTAGCCGTATCTGGGCATTCATAAGCTCCATCTGCGACCGTTGCGTGCCTATGTCCTGCCCATCAGTCACAGGCTTGAGGAAATGACCGAATACCACCGAGTAGTGCTTTTTAATCGCCATGTACCAGAAAAGCACTGCCAACAGCAGGCTTCCGTCCAGCTTCAGGACCTTTCCTTCAGGGACGTTATACAGCAGGTATGCCATCTTCTCAAGGTTCCCGCCGTCCTGCGTCTGCAGGTATGCCTGGTAATAGTTCTCTGCCTGCAGGTATTTGCCGAACGGAAGGTCACGAAGCCATATATCTACAGCCTTGCATCCTTCTATATCCTCGATGCGTACAGTCATCTCCTCCGGATGTTCCATCCAGCTGAGGGTTTCTATCATACCAGACAGCAGTCCGTCGGCCAGTATGAAGACATCACCGGTGCTCTTCTCGCGACACAACCAACCTTCCGGGGTGTGCCTCACGGCCTCGATGTTACAGAACCATAGCAGAGCCGACATCGTGGCATGCAGCAGGCCGTCGGGACGGTCGGAGAAAATGCAGAGCAGCTCAAGTACCTTGCGCAAGCCGTCCTGCTTCAGATCCCCCCACCCTTTGGGGACTGTGAACGACATCCTCTTACATAAAGAAAAACGTCGAGTCTTCTTTCCTGTTCCTGTATCTCTCGCCATGACGTGCCTTGTATGTTTCCGATGCGGTATATACGGGATAGCTCTCCGGATATCTCTCCAGATGCTCTACGATATCATCCAGCCTTCGCTGGTTGGGCGTCTTATCGAATTCATAGCCACTGATGAATCCGCCCGTGAAGCTGTTGCATTTCTGTATGATGATGATATCGGCATTGTCCAGTGAGGCGCTGCGCATACGCTGCAGCAGCACCTCCATGTAATCATCAGAGATAGCCTTGCGCAGGAATGCATCAGCCGTTATCGATAATCCCCTGGCTTTCTGCCAGTTGTCCACAGTATAAGGAAGTGTAGTGAATTCCTTCATACTACAGACATTCCAGAAGAGGCATTGTATAGCTTGGCGGGCCTGAGCAGTTTCGCCCCAGCCGGAAAGGATTGTCATCTTGTCGATGATGGCGCAGAGGCTCTCTGTAGCCCTGAGGCGACAGTCATCCATCAGTGCATCGACGCGGGCGCGAGAAGCCGGCGCCATCGATGCCGTGTTGACGATACCGAAGCCCGTAGCCGTCAGTACCAGGTCGAGCGAACGGATGGAACGCACGAAAGCCTCCAGGCATACATAGCGGAGGACTTCCTGCTGAAGGAGGACTTCCGCATCCAGCTCTGTCTCAAGCGACGGCGACACCACCCGTTCTATCAAGTTGTCATATACAGCAGAGAACTGCTCCTTCAGGCGTTCATATACGCTGTCGTTGCGCTCCGGCATCTTGGTTGCAGGGACGAATCCCTCGAACACCTGCTTAGTTATTTTCGTTAGTATTTCCATTCTGTTCTGTATTGTTAGACATGTTCGTTTCCTTGGCATCGGTATTCTTGTCGAGTGTGGTGAGCATGATTATCGGCACGACGGGAACCACCTTTTCCTCCCATCCGTTGAACCAGATGACGGTGTTGTGCAGGGTCATCATCATGTCGTGAGGCAGTGTCTCCAGAGTCTGCTTCATGGTGAACAGCTCGCGTTTGTCAGAGCCGGAGTTGTTCATCTGGCTCTTTCCTGGTGTGGCACCGGCAAGGTTGGGATGCACGTTGTCATCGTAGCACAGCACGTTGGAGGCCTCTGCCACGTCGTCGTTGTACTCGTTGCCAGCCTTCGACGTGTCCACCACGTTGATCTTGATGTTATGGCGCTCCTGGCCAGTGACGAGCGTCTCAAACTCACTCCAGATGAGCTTGTCGGAGTTCTCGCTTCCTGAGAGGCATTTCTTAAGGTCTTCGATGAACTCATCCTTCATATCCTCGAACGCCGGGGTTCCCATTGAGATACCTTTAGATCGTGCCCTTTCCTCCCAGAACTGCAGACTAATCTCAACGTGGTACCGGATATTCTGGCCGTTTTTGAGTTTCGCTTTTTTGGCAGCGGTGAGCAGACCGTACATATCATACCATCCGTCGCGGAAGGCTGCCGTATAAGGAGGAATCTGATAGTAGTGGCTGCCGACGGTTGGCATGGTACACACCACGGCGAACTTCGTTCCTCTCTCCTCCTCGAAGAATCCCCATTCGTCCTTTTGCCTGCCCGTACGTGCCATCAGGTCGCCATAGGGGTCCCAGGTGTCCAGCAGGGGAATGACCTCCACGCTATCCGGATCGACATTCTCCCTCTTCCAGTCTGCATAGAACACATGGGATATGCGTCCCTTTTTGTCTGCTTTCTCGAAACGTATGTTACAGGCATCCTTGTGTACGATGCGGAGTATCTTCTTACGGTCGTTGCTCAGCAGGAACACAGCTACGCAGAAAAAGTAATGCTTCATGTCCACGATCTGCTCCGCAAAGAACCTCTTCACGCTGTTGCGCAGCTGCCATATGCATATCTCTTTGTCCGTGGTGGGTCTGGGTGTCTTGTCGCCCATCGTGGCCACGTCCATGTACTCCAGTCCGCGTCCGTAGCAGGTCAGCAGGTTGAAGAGCTTGTTCTGTGACATGACCGAGTTTTTCCCGATCTTCTTCTCTATCTCATAGGGCAACAGGTTGTTATCACCCCAGGAGATATAGGTGTACTTTTTGTCTTTGACGGTGATAGGCACCTCGTTGAACGCCTCCGGGCTGGCAAAGACGGTGGTAGTTTCGTCCACCTTCGCCCTGTTGGTGGGGATGTCAATGATTGTTTTTGATTTCATATATATACTGGATGTCCGTTAATCTCGAATATCAGGACGTCGGCAATCTTGCGGATCTGTCCGCTGACGGGGTTCTTCAGGTCGTGGGTACCGTTTTCCCACCATGCGCTGAGCACCACCCAGCCGTCATAGCGGCGTATGGTACCATCCTCCTTCAGAGCCACGAGGCTTACTTCCTCGTGTTTTTTGGCGCAGTCGTCAAGGAACAGTTGCGCATCCTTCAGATGGAGTGCCGATTTCACTTTACTCATAGCTCTAGTTGAATGTATGGTCAAACGTGTTGTCGAAGATACGTCCGGCATGCCTGCGCTGCATCACGTTATGGATGCGCTGTGCATAGACATAGGAGAACTCGAAGGAAGGCATGTCGCCATCCTCGTTGGTGACCGTGCTCTTGGAGTCGCTGATGACGACCTGACGGCCTGGTTCCCCATCAAGCCATAGGTACACCTCCTGTGAGCGGAACAGCTCGTCTGCCCAGTCTGCCATGGCGGTGTTCAGCCATCCCGTATTGGCATGGAACAAGCGTTCCTCCACAATCTTGTAGTTTCGCAGGCGTCCCCGGACTCGAGCCGAGGAACGGGTGTAGCTGGAGTCTTTCTTGTGTGTGCCGTAGCAGTGCAGGAACTCGATGCATCCGAAGCTGTTAATGAAGGCCAGCGAGGGTGCAGGCGCCATCGGACGGTCCACCATCACGAACTTCTGCGAACGGAGCCCTGCGGCCACCGTGTATTCCACCAGCTCACCTCCCGCATTGGGGAAGAGCGCTTCCACGACATCGGGCCCCACGAAGAAAGCATAGATATCATCCGTAACGCCTGCAGGGGTTACGGCAGTTTCCGGATACGACATGGTATTGTCCGGCATCAGGAAGGCAGCGGTGACGTTCACCTGAGCGGCACCGTACGCATAGACGCGCTCTTCCAGACCCTCTGCGGTCATCTTGGGACCGTCCAGCGTAGTCAGGAAGTGGTTCTCGCAGAACGTGCCGGCATCCTCTCCCACGTCCACCATAGCGAAGAGCACGGCGCACTGGTCCGTGGAGAGGGTGGCAGACGGTGTGGCGCTGTCTGATGCCTCATACTCCGATATCGTCACCGTCATGCGCACGTTCAGACGGGCACGCAGGTAAGGTTCCAGCATCTCTGCCAGCGAGGAAAGGGATATCAGTCCTCCGGCATCCGGATACAGTTTCTCTTCATATATGGTTTCCGTTGTTCCCGCATACTGCAGCTCGACAGAAACCACGGCATGGTCGCACTGTGAGGAGAACACCACGTCGTTCATGGTCGATGAGAAGCTGACGGCATCGGGTTGCTGTATGATAACTGCCATAAGGTATCCTTTTTTACTGCAAATATACCAAAGGCTTCCCAGATACGAAAATACAAGGGGAGCACTGGCACCTTGCGTCCAGCACTCCCCTCTCAAGTAATGTTATAAAAACGGGATTATCTCAAGTCATGTTTCTCTCGCTACACCCATACCAGCCTGTCATCGCGTCGCATGGGCTTGTACCCTTTTTCAAGCATGTACTCCGTCACGGTGTCCGGCGACAGGGAAATCGTCTGCTGCAGGTTGTCGCAGATGTCCTGCGAGGTGAACCGCCCGCTGTCCTGTGTCTGCAGATAGGCGTCCAGGATCTTTCTCTCAGTCTTTGTCATAGCCTTTTTTCTCCAGTCGTTTGATGGCACGTTTCACATTCTTGATCCTGCCTTCGAACCTTTTGTCAACCTCCTTGTAGGCTTCAAATCGCTCCCGGTAGATCTGCAGCATCCTGCGCTCCAGCATAAGCTGCTTCTGAACATACTGTTTCTGGTCCATACCCTACCCTCCTATCAAAGCCGAGATGAACAAGACGAACAGGCAATAGAGGTGCGCTCTCACCACCTCGATGTTCCGGAAGGTCTCACCTTCAGAACCGCAGAGCTTTGTGAAGGTGTCGTTGCGCTTCAGGGCCCATGCCTGCCAGGCTGCATGCCACGGGCTTATCATCTGCCGGACTCTGGCTGTCAGCCCGTAGGCAGCCGACTTGGTGTGTGCTGCCTTCCGGTTTACCACTTGCACCGCTTTTCGTACGGGTGCCTTGACGTCGATGCCGGGCTGCTCCTGCAGCACCTGGTCGAATGGGATTGTTAATTGTTTCATTTTACTACGAGTTTAGCTATACAGGGATCCGCCCTGTGCGGTATATCTTTGGTCGTCCTCTGATTACTTTCGGAGTAACGGGAATTACTTTCGGAGTAACGGGAATTACTCTTGGAGTATTTTCCAATAACCCTGCCTTATCTTCCAATAACCCGGGGTTAATGAAAACGGGGAGATGTCCGAGGCATTTTAATCCAGTTGATGTTCCTCACGGTAACATCCATCTCCCCACCCGGCAGTGGTAGGAGCGACTTTTTCAATAAGTAAGGGGAGAGCTCCCACGCTTTCAAGACACTTTACGGTTCATCTTCCAGTTCCGCCTCACGACCGGAACACTCTCCCCTGGAGAGGAAGGCGAGCCAAGCTTTCGAACGTTGATCCTTTCGGACTTCTCTCTTATTTCCTCCTGCCTCACGGCGAGGAGCACCTTCCCCTATACGACAGAGAAAGCGGCAGCCCTCCCTGTCGCTAAACTCGTAGACTTCAGTCCGTGGACTTATATTTCTACTGGGTGGCCACCGCTTATGGTGTAGTGAGGATCATGTGTCCTCGAAAGTATCAAATGAGCATAAAAAATGCCCTGAGTGGTTACTCGGGCGTCTTTCACCGCCCACGGAGCCTGTCGCTCTACGAGTTTAGCGATGGCAAAGGTATATAAAAATCCCGAAACCTGCAAGAGATTTCGGGAAAAATTTTAAGAAAAATGTCATTTTGAGGAAAATTTGGCCCAAGAACGGCGCAATTGCTCATGAAAAGCCGTCATTTTGCGCATCGTTGTCTCTGAGTCATCGCCTTCGAAATCTATGAAACGCGAGGTGTCGAAGGTGAACAGCAACTCCGCCTTGTCCCCATGGGAATGCAAAGTGAGTTCGCCCATCAGGATGATGTCGAGCCCAATGATGAAGTCGGGCACCCCTTTCACGTCAGGAAGCCATGACGCTTCCACCAGAGCCGCATAGCGTCTGTTACCAGGGAAAGCAAAACAGATGGATGTGCTTCCGTGTACAGGACCGCCTACACCAATGCTGACACCATTGCCGTCAGCAGGCAGCTGCAATTTTTCAACGACCCATGGAGCCACAGAAGAGAACGTAGCGCCTGTGTCCCACACGGCATTCACTACGACCTCGCGCTGTGGGCTCATGTTCATCACCCGCAGCGGTGTCTCTATTCGTCCCAAGTCCACAGGGAACTCGTGGCGGAACACGTTGTCCGGCATATAATCCTGCTGCTTCATGCTGCAAAGATATGTAATTCCTGGCAATTACACAAGCAATCAGCGCGAAAAAGTTGTGAACACCGCTTTTTCGTAACTAGCTGATTACCAAAACATAATTCTTCGCTTCCTTTGAATCGAAAGGAAGTCTGACGGAACGTACCCCCGCACCGCCCTCTCGCGCCCGCGTAATTACATTATATGAGAAAAGCGGTATATGTAAATGCTTTTTACTTTCGACTCTGAACGCCACAAACCACGACACGCTGAGCCATCCGCGGTCATGTGGCAGTATGCGACATGAGCGGTCTTAGGCAAGCACCTCACGGCATTGCCGTGCATACAATACAGTCACGGTGTCACCTCCCCTGCTGTACACATAGCGGAGCATAGTGGAGCATCAGACGGTGAGAGTGCCTGACTGATAAGTGGCGGTGATGCCTACGGCACGCTATCGATGTGTGCCTGATAGCTGTTGTGCCTGCATAACGCTATCAGACTCTCTTCGATACGAACCACCACCTATCAGTCGCCAAGGCTCTCTTTCCTCTCATGCATAACGGAGAGAAGCGGTGTGTGGGGCAAGGGAGGTGACATGGTGGCTGCCTGTATGTGGAACGTGAATAAC